ACAATTTCTATTGGTAACCTAACTACAGAATCTCAAACCATTAACATTGGTAATGCTGCTTCTGAAGCAACATTGAATATTCATAGTGGCACTGGTCTTGAAACATCTACAATTAAGATAGGAAATATTGCAAATACAAGTAGCAATTCTTCCAGCATTACAATTGGTGGTGCATTTGATGCTCCACAAAATTCTATTTTCCAAGTTAATAGCTATCAAACAATTCTTGATGGATCTCTTGAAGTTAATGAAGGCATCATTGAAACTAACAAGAATGGAACTTCCTCCAATCCATTGAGATTGTGGACAAGAAACGGTGCTGCTGCTTATGTTGATGCATTCACAAGAGCAGTTCAACTAAGACTTGGTGCGATTGCTGGAACTACAACAATTAGAAATGCTTTAGTTGTTGAAGGTGATCAAACTTTCAATGGTGATGTTACTATTAATGGTGGTAACAATACTGGTCAATTGACAGTTGACAGAGGACAACTTGGAACAACAGGTATTTCACATTCCATCGGAAATATTAACTCTCTAAATGTTGACTACTATAGAGTAATTGAAGAAATTACTGGTGTAACTGGTATTGAGACTTGGGTTGATACTGGTGGTACTGCTAATTGGTCTGCAACAGATACAACTCTGTTACTACAAACTAATCAAAATGGTGATGGAACAGAAGATGGAACAATTCAAGATTCTGTTAATGGTCAAAGTCCTTTAACTGGTCTTGCAATCGGTGATTATCTATTGATTGATAATGAGATTGTTCAGATTGTATCTCCTGGTCCTGGACAGAATCCAACCTCTGGTGCATATGAAATTCCAGTAACAAGAGGTGTTGATTGTACATCTCCTGCACAACATGCAGATAACACACAAGTTATTAAGTTAGATAAAACAACAGATGCAACCTTCCTAACAGCAAATATTAATGCAACAACTGAATTCATTACTGTTGGTGAGTTTGGTGGTGCATTTGGCATTAATGATTATTTGAGACTTAGTGCTACTGCTATATGTCCTTCTGGTGAATTTGTACAGATTACTGCCATTACTTCTTCCGATGCAGAAGACTTTAGAATTAACGATGGCAATGGAAATGATAGATTCGTTGTTGATAGTGTTTGTGGTTCTGTAACTTCAACTTTAACTGAAAGTTGTGATTTTACAATTCAACTAACAACTACAAACAACCAATTAATTATTGCAAGTGACACATCATCCACCCCAGAGTTGACTGTATCCAGAGATGGAACACTAACAATTATTGGTGATGGAAATGTAAGTACTCCTGCAGCAATTTATGGTGGAACTGGTAGCGCATCTCTAACTGGTGATCTACTAATTACAAGTACAGATGCTTCTGATACATCACTTGATAATGGTAGATTCAAACTCACTCAAAGTAGTGGAGATTTGGATATTGCTGGTGGTCTTGATATGGATGGATCACTTAGAATTTACACTGGATCTACTGGTATTAATTTTACTACTAATCCAAGGTTTGAAGTTGTATCTTCTACTGGAAATCTAACAACATATGGTAGTATTACTATTACCAATGGAACAAACACGATATTCAGAGCAAATTCTACTGGATCTGTAGATCTTGGTGGTATTGAACAATACTTTACTACTACTGGCGGTAGAAAGTGGGTTTACATTGCAACTGATAGCAACGATCAAGCTGTAATTGATGCAGATCCAAATTCTGAAGTTAGACTAAGAGCAAACCATAATTATTTTGTACAAACATCTGGTGCTTCAAATACTCAATTGATCTTAATGCTTCCAGCAAGTCCACAAAATGGTGACATGATTAGAATTACAGACATTGGAGGAAATATTACGAATAATTGCCAATTAGTCATTCGTGCTCAGAGTGATGCATCAATTCAAGGAGATGATGTTGGTTCCAGCATTGGAATGGCATCTGGAACTTATTCTGGTGGTGGTGAAATGATTGTAAATACACCAAATGCTGGTTTTGGATTAGTATATTGTGGTGTAGAATCAGGAGCGCCTTCTATATTCAGAGGTTGGTGGTTGATGGAGATCTAATATGTCTGTAAATTACAATACGATAAAATCTATGAAGGGGATGGCAATAGGAACTATCATCCCCTGGTCTGGTCCTATCTCTGGAGATTTTGGTATACCGAAAGGTTGGTTAGCATGTACTGCTAATCGTGTTTTAAATGTTGATGATTATCCAGAACTTTTTGATGTGATTGGAAATAGATACGGAGGATTTGTTTCAGAGAGAACATTTTCCCTTCCTTCATTACCAGGAAAGGCATTAGTTGATTATCATCCATCACATGCCACAGAACTTGGATATACTGGTAATTTTGCTTCACTTTTAGGAACTGATGATGATGTTGCAAATCAAAATACCACTACACAGTCATCTAATATTGATGTATTTCTTACATTAGATGCTATTAGTGGAAATATGACAGCAACTATGACTGGCATGAATATCAACCCTTCTACATATTCAACTACATTTGGATATGTTCCAAGAAGACTTGGTGATGGTCATATGTCAAGTCACGGACATGCAGGAACTTATCCTTCTGTTAGAACAAGCAATTTTAGAATTGAAGATTGTCAAAATTTTGGATTAACTAATTGTGCAAACATTTTTAATTGTTCTGACCAATGTGAGGGATTTAATATTCCTCGCTCAGGAAATTCAAGAAATGCAATTGATGATTTTTGCGTACCAAAATATGATGGCGGAGAACATTTGGGAAGAGGTGGAATTCCATATGGTACAAATGGTTATTTGATGGAAAGAACAAATACTCCAAGAAATTATATTAATAGAGATGATGATTGTTTATTGTATAATGAGGTCTCTTCTGATCCTGGAGTTGGAACTGGTAATGATGGAGCATGGCAAGGAATTTACGCAACAACGCTGATGACTGATTATGTTAATTTTGAAAATCCATCTTTAACTGGACATGACCATTCAACCCAATCTGTTAGAATTAACACTGGAAATATTGCAACAAAAGAAACTGTCAGAATAAATACTGTTAGCAATGGTAACATAGCTCCAGTTAATTTAGATAATCAAGAAGTTATGACTATTACTGCCAATGTCAACACTCCATCAATGCAAATGCTTTTCATTATAAAGGCTTATTGATATGTCTACATACTATTCTTATCAAAAAGGTAAATATGGCGGAGTTGCTGGAACAATATATCCCTTTCCAAGAACTCTTGAAGGAAATAGTCCAACAGACAGTGATTGGAGGGAATATGTTCCAGCTGGATTTTTGAGATGTGATGGATCTATTTTAAAAGCAGAAGAATATATTTCATTGGCAAATGTGATTGGTGTTGGCGATGAATGTATATACAAAAAACCTGGAGTTACACTTGAAAATAAAGATGCAAATGGAAATGGTGGAGAGATTCAATTACCAGATCTTGGAAGTAAATTTTTAACATCATTTTCTTCCAACACTGGTCTTGTTTTAGATGCAGAAGCAGAAAATCCAAATTCTACCACAACAAGAGAAAGAGTCGGAATCGGTGTTGAATTAGAATTAAATCAAGGTACAGAAATTACTTTTAATTATTCTGGTAATTTTAACATTCCAACTACAGAAGTTCCAGTAAGTGGAAATTATTCTCTTGAAATGAATTCAACGAGTGCTACTGGAGTTATTGGATCTGAACAAATATTATCGCATGGGCATTATTCAAATATTGCACGATTGAAAACAAGAAATTTTCCATATGAAGAAATTGCTGTTTTTGCCCCAGTAATTGGTGACCTTGTTGATGTTGGATATGCGTTAGATGTGATTGAAATTAATGAACTCAGTGTGGAATCATCTGGAACGGTTGAATCAACACAGCATATTCATGGAGTGAGAAGAACAAATCCAACAAATGATACTGCTGTTCAGTTAAATACTTTTGAAATAGATGCAGGTCCAGTTTCTACTAATGTCACTTTAGCTGCGGAAGATACTACAGCTTTTAATGATGTAACACAAAAATTTATTTTAGTTGAGTATTTAATTAAATTCTAAGACAATGCCAGTAAGATACAGTAGACAAATTGAAAAAACTGGAGCTGCAGTTGGATCTGTAGTTTCTGTTGTAAGACCATTAACTTACACAACATCAACAAATGAAGAAACTGAATCTTCTAATTGGGATATTGATAACACTTATCCTGGATGGTTAGAATGTGATGGCAGAACTTTAAATGTTTCGGAATATAGGGCATTATATTCTGTTATTGGTAATACTTATGGAGGAACTGTTGATTCTACATTTAAGTTACCAGATTATAGATCTAAAAAAATATGTGGAACTGGAACATTAAATGGTAATAGTGGTTCAAGTATCTCTTTACCAACTATTATTGCTCCAAATGGAACCCCTGGTGGAGAACAAAATATTGCTGGATCTTCTGGTGGATTCTATACACTTAGTACTTTTAGACAACTTCCTCCAAATAGTGAAGTAACTCCAGGATCTCCATCAAGTCCTTTAGAATTGGGTGGAACATCTGTTGATACTTTTTCTTTAGGTACTTTCGTTTCCTCTGGTTTTTCTAATGTTACAGAATCAGTTGATTGTCAATTAACAGGAACGGTTACTTTTGGAGTTGGACCAGTATCAGATGTTTCTGTATCTGCTAATCCACCACACTTTCACTTTACAGAATGTACACAAATTGGTTCTCAGAGAGCAACAACTGGAGAACCAGCACAAAGTATTTCTCATAATTTTTTCCAGGGAACTGATGCAACTATAAGATCATTTAATCGTGGATTAAGAAGATGGCCAGGTGCAGCTACTGGAAATTTTGGCGGAACTGATATTTCTGGAGAACCTTCTGATCTAATTGCTGCAGGAGTACTTTCAATTGGTGCTGGCACCAGAATAAGACCTTATGGAAGTGGTACAGGACTCAATGGATTTCAAAACTTTGGATCTTCAAGCACTGGTCAGTATCTTGGATTTGACACTGGTACGGTTGATCCAATAACAAGAACTGCAACTCTTACAGTTGATGGATCTCAGGTTACCGAATTTTTTATTTTCGCAATTGCTGGTAATGATGCAAATGGTGGCGAACGAGTAAACACCGCTGGTGAAGGATTGAGAGTTTCTTTTAATGGTGTGTTGCAACCAGGATATATTGTTGAAGCTGCTGGAGATTATTATGGTGGACCAATTACAGATGGGTTTGCTGCATACGATGCAGAATATCAAGATTGGAAACTCAGAACTTATCCAATTGATGCAGTTTATAGAACAAATCCATTGACTGTAACTTTATCTCAAACTGCTGAATCTGAAGGTGATAGCGGACCAGGAATTACTGATTGGGATAGTATTGGTATTGGTAGATTGGGAGTTAGTGGAAGTGGAGATAATTTTGAATATACTGGTGGAGATACACCAATTATTTTACAAAGACATTCCCATATGGTATTTTGGGATGAACCAAATTCTGGCGATACTGTTCCTGGTACTCCAAATACATTTGGAACTGGAGGATTTGCTGATTTAAATTTTGATGGAAGTTCAAATGGTTTAAGATCTGGAACATCAGCAGAGACAGTTGTTGCAACAAATAGTAGTATTGGTTTTACACTAACAAAAACGATTGATATTATTAATGATCTTGGTGTTTCTGTTCGTCCTGCATTGGTTACTATGACTGATGCATCAAGAACTGCTTTTGACAATGCAATATCAGTTAGATTACAAGCCGCAGAAGAATTAGTTTTATTGAGTCCTTATTTCAGATCTAAATACATCATTAAAGCATATTAAGTTTTTGAAAATATTATGTCAAAACAAATTACTCCAATTAAACCATTGGAATTGATGGATGGCGACTTTCAAGATTTTATTGGTGTCTGGCATGATCATATGCCAAAATCTGTGTGTAAAAAATTCATTGATTTTTTTGAAGAAAAAGTATCTACCGATGAGTCATCAAATAATCTAACTCATGAAGACAGATATCCAGTAATGGATGGTACAAAGCAATTTTCTGACAAAAATCTTGGTAGAAAAGATGTTGGACTGTTGCTAAATTATTGTAATTCAGAGTTGACAATGACTGCAAATCAATATTTGCAAGCTTGTTTCATGGATTATATTTCTCATTATGGACAGTTGGCAACAACTGGAATGATATCAACTGATGTAAAAATGCAGAGAACTCCTCCATGCGGAGGGTATCATCACTGGCATTTTGAAAATGCTGGATCTAATATGGCACAACGAGTTCTTGTTTGGGCAATTTATTTAAATGATATGCCAGATGAAGAAGGGGAAACAGAATTTCTTTATCAGAAGCGAAGGATAAAACCAAAGACTGGAACTTGTGTTATTTGGCCTGCTGGGTTTACACATGTTCATCGTGGTCTCACAGTTTATTCTCAAAATAAATATATTCTGACTGGATGGTATATTAACGTTAACGTCTCATAAGAAAAACATGGAAAGCAATCTAAGTGCAATATTTCAGATTATCGTAAAGTCTGGTCAAATGTTCTATAAGAACAAACTTATTTCTTTTTCAAAGGAAGATTTTGAAGTTTTTTCTGCAACTCTTCCAGAGATGTGGTGGAATCCTAAAGACACCATTGAGTATTTTACTTACTATAGCGATGGATCATATTTTTGTGAGAGAGAAAAGACTTTCTATGATTATTCATTGAGGTCTGAGTCAAAGAGAGTGTATGAGTTTAATTCTCTATCAGATGAAAGTGCTAAAGAAGTATTTAAGAAATTTGCTGAATTCTTTGAACAGGCAAGAATTAAAGAATTGAGATTGCAAAAAGAAGTAGTAAGAAATACCATCCAACAGAATTTTGATTTTATTACCATACAATATAGAAACTTAAGAGATCTTCTCTTAAAAGAGTCTGATTGGGTAGTTTTGTCTGATGTTATATCTCAAAAAAGTGAAGAAGAAATTTTGATGTGGCAAACTTATAGGCAGTTTCTAAGAGATATGCCTCAAAGTGATGCATGGATTAATAAAGATTACTTAAATATTGTTTTCCCTCTAAATCCATCAGACTTTAATCAAAATTTTCCTGGTGAAGAGTATATGTCCTCTCCATCACACTTTGAAAATGTTGCAACTTTATCAATTAAAGATTCGGTAAACAAAATTCTTAAGACTTTAGTATTACCATCCGTAGAGCAGGGTGTATCCGAAAATCCTCCAGAAAATCAAGAAGCAATTTCTCTGTTAATTGATACCGTTAATGAGAAATTAAGACAAATTGATGAAACACTAAGGATTGAAATAAAAGTAACTGCAGATTTTTAATTTATGATATATGAAATTGACTTATTGAATGACGATCAGATAAAGAAAATAAATGACATCATTGAATTTTCTGATTATGAGTCTGGCATGATGTCTGCCAATTACACATCAGAAGATATTAAAAACAATTTGCAAGTAAAGGGATACGAACGAGAAGAATTAATTTCATATGTTGTTGATATCCTAAACAACTCTAATGATTTTACTGAAATAACTTCATCTAAATCTTACTCTGGTTTGTTATTCTCAAAGTATGAAAAGGGTATGTATTATCGTATGCATAATGATAATTACATGATGAATGGATCCAGAACAGATTTTAGTAGCACTATATTTTTAAATGATCCTACTGAATATGAAGGTGGTGAGTTAGTTATCAAACTTGGCAACCAAGAATTTTCTTACAAACTTGATGCTGGTAAATGTTTAATATATCCTACTGGTTTACTTCATGAGGTTAAAGAAGTAACTTCTGGTGTGAGGAAAGTGTGTGTTTTCTGGACAGAATCTTGTATTGCGGATAAAGAGATTAGATCTATGATGGCTGACTTTCACTTCATGTGGTCTAAATACTACGATGAGGCATATGAAAAGTTAGGACAAGATTTTTGTGCTCAACTTCAAAACATCAAATTTAACTTGATGAGAAGATACGGTAATTTTTCTGGAGTTTTACAAAAGTAACCATCATGGAATTAGATTGTTTAAGACTATTTGAAATTTTAGAAGATTATTCTAAGATTATCAATAAAGCATTGTTGATAATTATTCCTGCATGGGAAAATGAAACAGAAGAATTGAAAAGTGAGGTAATTTATTTCTACAAGGACAAGATGCCAGAAGAAATTGTTAACTCTTTGGTCACTGGTCAAATAAGAATCATAAAGTATGATAACTTTGATCTGGCAGTAGAAGATGCAGAAACTTATTTCCCTCCACTGGAAGCAATAGAGGAAATTAATCCAAAATACAAGATCAAATGTTGGATCATTAACGAACTTGGGCAAGCATGTTGGCAGAATACTTGACAACTTCCTAACACCAGTGCTATGCTATGAAAGCATCTGTGAAAAGGAATGAAAGTACCTACGCAACCTGAGTTGACACATCTACAATTGCAAGCGATGCTTCGTGACCATAATATTCCCGAAAGCGAAGTAAAGTATCTTGGTGAGTTTGAGTATACTATTGAGTATCAAGCACATCCAGAGTATCATGGTCAAATGATGCATTGGTATCGTATTGGTAATGAACACGAGGTGCCTGTCTGCGACATCGCATCTGTAGATCGGGTGGACGATCAATGAACTGGCATAGGGGGTCTCGTGCCCCCTTTCTCATGCCCTATACTATTCTCATCAACACAGCAACAAACCACATGTCTCTGCTTCCCTACATCGGTTCTGTTATTAATCTTGGCAATAGTTTTTCTCAGGCAACCCGTCCTAAGAATGTTGGTCAGTTGTCTGATATGATTCAAGAGTTTCGTGATCTTGATTGTGATCACAGTGTAAATCAATGGGAAGAATACTATGATCAAACTCAGGGCAAAGATAAGATTCAAGAAGCTTCTATAAAGATTTGGGAGTATGTGCAGCGTATTAAGAACAACCTTGAAGAGTTGACTGAAGAGGATGTTTACAACTGGACAAAAGATCTTATCATTGATAAAACTTTCTCTGGTCTCCAAGTTCAACTTGA